AGGAGAGCAAATGTACTATTGGAACCCACAACGTTTAAAAGAGTTAAAAGAGAAGGGACATAAAATTAAGTATTATAATTATGATCCCAAACTTAAAGACCAGACGTTCGAAGAGAATGAAGATCAAGATTGCCAGGTCGACACAAAGGACAGTCAGAAGTAATCTTATGACTTTCTGAAGCATCGTACCAAGTTTCTATAAAACCTTTGCCATTACATCTTGGACAGTTATTCTTTTGCTTCACCCCAGCTTCTTCCCAATGCAACATCGACTTTGAATGGGACTTTGAGATTTTCAATTGCATTTTCCATTACCTCCTTTACTCCTTTTACATCTTCTTCAGAGTTTATAGAAAAGCATAACTCATCGTGAATCTGTAGTAAAGGTTTATAACCTTGTTTGTAACAATTTATCATTGCTTGTTTTGTTTGATCTGCAGCAGATCCTTGAATTAACCTGTTGAGGGCTTTGTAAGTAAAAGCTCTTCTGATGTTATTTCCATATATGGCCTTAGCCTCTTCATATTGCATAGCCTTATTCATTCCGAAGGTAGCAGGCTCCCACATGTCAAATCGGCATTTACGACCCCTTATTGTTCGAATAAACCCATATTTTGAAGCACTGTTAGTAACAGCTTCAGCTAATTTCTTAACGAAAGGTACTCTTGAGTGATACTTATTTAAAAGATTTTCTGCATTATCTTTTGAAATACCTAATTCTCTACCTAATTTGGCCTTACCCATACCATAAAAAAGACCCAAATTGATTGTCTTTGCCTGAGTTCTACTTATTCCTGCCATATCAGCTACAATCTGGTGAAAGTCTGCAGCTTCATTTTTGTAAGCTTCAATAAACTCATCTGCACCTGTAAAATTTTCATTTACACTCGCAGCATAATGAGCAACCAATCTTGGTTCTTGTTGGCTGTAATCAAAGCTACCCCATTGTTTGCCTTCTTCAGGTAAAAACAAACTTCTAATTTTATCTCCAAACTCTTTGTTACGTGCAGGTATCTGCTGCAGGTTTGGATTAGAATAAGACAATCGCCCAGATACAGTTCCGCCTTGATCAGATCTAAGTTGATTTATCTCTGAATGTATTCTACCTTTGTGCACAAATCTTTGAATGGAGTCTATGAATGTTGAATGGAATTTATTTATTTCTCTTGCTTCTCTTATTAGTTGCGCTATCGGGTTATTACAATTTACTAACCAATTTTGCGTAAAGCTTGGTTCTCCGGTTTTCGGTGTTCGTGGGTACTCAACACCTATTCTATCAAACACCTGCGCTACTGATCTTGCAGCCCATATGTCTGGTTTCATAGTGGTCTCGTCTTTTATCTTTTTTAATACTTGATATTCTTTTTCTTTAAATTCTTTTTTTAAACTTATAGCTTTTTCTTCATCAACTCTTATACCTTTACGTCTAGTTTCAATTAGTATAGGCAGCAGCTCCATCTCCATATCCCACACATCATTTAAACTTTGCTTGGATATTTCTGTCTTAAAACGCTGCCAAAGTTTTAAGGTAAGTGCAGCATCTTGTTCAGCATAAAATCCAACGTATCCTGCAGGTAACTTCCAAAGATCTGCTTTAGCATCTATACCCCACTCTTTTGCCTTTTCATTCAAGAATGTTTCGTTTTTAATCTCACCTAAATAATCTTTAGCACATGCATTTAAACTAAAACTGTATCTGTTTTCATTTATAAGTGCAGCAGCAATCATTGTGTCTACAATAGGACCATTTATTTCAAAACCATTTACAAGCAACCATCCCACATCATAACTTGCATTGTGAAATATTTTAGTTGCTGGTGTTTTTAAAACTTCTTGCATCCAGGCCGTAGTAATTGCAGAGTCCATGTTGCCTCCTGCATCATGATGAATTGGAAAGTACCATTGTTGATCAAGAGCAGCTACAGCGAATCCTACAATATGACCATCAAAAGTTGCCCAACCTGCGCCTTTTGTTTTTATATTTGGATCTTTAGTCTCTAAGTCAATAGCTATTTCTTTTGCGTGTCTTAAGTCAGGATAATCACTCGGACATACCCAGTCAGAATCATTATAAATAAAATTAAGTTGATGAGTCATTAATAATATATCTTAAAATAGTAGTTGTTGGATTTAGATCGTAATCTTTTACGCACCCTGTCAGGATCATAACAATACCAACCATAATAATTATTCTTATCATAAATCCTCATTGTTCCAAAAATGTAACAGCATGCAAATTATACCAAAAATAATTAATATCAAGGTAATAGAAAATAATAACTCCACTACTTTTTGTCTTCGTCTTTTAAATGTTCAATTTCTAAATCACAATAATGTTTAATTTTATTAAGATCTTCAATTGATTTACCTTTAAATAAATATCTACACACATACTTAATTACATTTGCTTGAAATGGATTTAAACTATTCTTTCTAATAAATGTCCATGGCTGAATCAAAAAATGTTTATAGTGAGATCCTCCAACCTGCGTATCTTGTGGAAACGTTTCATCAAACATATCTTTGTTCGTCATATTTTAAACTCCTGTAATATTTTTATTTTTTCCTCAGCGTTTGCTATTTTTTCAATAAGCTTGTCAGCTTCATCGATATGCTGTGGATGTTCACCTATGGCTACAGGTTTTTCTAAATAAATTTTTAATGTAGCCTCTGCTTCAGATATCTGTGCGTTGTATCTATCTTCTAATGCATCAATTATTATTTTTCTAAACATAGTTTGCCTCATATAATTTAAAATACTTTCCAAGCGGAAAGTTGTATTGGTGGTTTGTACCTAACAAATGTAAATTTTGTTTGCATCTGGTCACTCCTGTATACCAAACTCTTAACTCTTTTACCTTTTCTGTTAGATTTTTTTTATCGTAATGTGATGGGTAATTGCATTTACTGGCTAACACCACATTGTCAGCTTCACCACCTTTGACCTGATGTATTGTATCAATAATTATTTTAGGTGGCTGCGTAAGATCCACACCTTCCTTCATTAATTTGTTGAAGTATTGTTTATCCTTGTCTTTAAATTTTCTTTTAAACACTTGATTCCATGGACCTTTTTCATCACGCATACCACACCTTAAGTGTAATTCATCAAAAGTAAACACTTGATTTGGATGTGCAAAAGACCATTTTTTGCTATCCTGTGACCGGTATCCGTGGTCTATGTTTAATAAATACTCATACATAATACAGGCTTCTTCTCGTGCTATCGCACCACCTTCACAAATTTTTTCCCACAATTGTATTGCCATAAATTGATTCGGATCAAACGATTTATTATTTTTTTGATCTTGATAGTACAGGCCAAGATTCTTTGCTTCCTGCTGCAGCTCTCTCTTAACATCATTTATTCTAGCCAACACCATCCAACTACCATCTAAATCCCAAGGCACTTTTTTTAATCCATTCCATCTTTGTATAGATCCGTTTTTACCATTAGAATAAAACTCTTTCTCTATTCTATTGTTACCCATCGAATGTAAAATGCAGCTAGAAAAAAAATGTATGTTCTTGTTCAATCGTACACTTTTTTTTAAAACAAGAGACTTGCCAGGAAAAGTTTGAAACAAATTTACATCAGCACCATTCCATTCGTATATCGCCTGGTCATCATCACCCGCAATGTAAACTCTATCGACAGACTCAGCTATCTTTACAATCATGTCCCACTGTAGAGGTGTCAGATCCTGAGCTTCATCAACCATCAAAACTTTGAATGGTATTACTAACCCATCAGTTATGTATCTTTGTACCATGTCAGTAAAGTCTAACCTGTCAGGTGTCCGTTGTCCGTTCTCCATTTCCATTGTTTTAAATTCTTCGTAGCCATTGATAATTGATTTAAATTGCTGCAACCTTACAGCTTTTCTAGATTGTTGTTTGTAAAGCCACACAGGATCTACTTTCATGTTTCTTGCCCTGTCATATATTTGTAAGGACCAATTATTGTAAACCTTTTGATCATCATGGCCATCTTTGTAATTGACTTTTACAGTTCCATATTGAGTGTGAAACATAAGCATATCTGCTTTTGGATCTAAAACGGGAATCTCAGCAAACTGTTGTCTTGCCAAAGAATGTAACGTTCGAAAGTATTTGAAATCATCTTCATCATATTCTTTAAATCTTTTTCTAACTCTAGCAACACATTCATTAACAGCTTTGTTTGTAAACGATACATAACAGATCTCATCAGGAGAATAACCTTGCCTAAGATAACGTTGTACACGTTTCAATAAGTTTTCTGTTTTACCTGTACCTGGAGGACCAAATATTTTAATTGTCTTCCCACGCAGCCTTCGGTTTAGTGAATTTAACATCTTTATTTTTATGCTCCATTTGTTGTGGTAAAGGCACGATCCAATGTCGGCTTTGTATACCTTTGAATTTTGCTTTTGGTTTTGCACCACCTTGTTCTAAAAATCTTGTGCATTCTTTTTCGTTCCAATTATAACCCATCTTTTTCATAAAAGATCTAAATGTCTCTAGCTTAAATCTCATTTCAGTTTCATCACGCCAAATATTACCAGAATCAATTTGGTCAAACTCTGTAGTATCCTCAACGTCTTCTAAGAACCTGGACATTCTAGAATTAAATACGTCACTTCCTTCTTCTGTTGCATCAAATCCTTCCATATCTTGTTTGTTAGCCATAAGATCATCTAACCAATCTCTGTACGGATCAGGATCTCTTTTGGTAGGTTTTAAAGGTCTCCAAACAATATCATAATTTAATAATTGTTCTCCTAACAACTGTTGCTGGTATAATTGTTTTGTTGATAATCTAATAGATTTACCTTGAATAGGTAAAATCCAATATGGTTCAGGATAAGAATTTACTTTTATGAGTTTACCTACTTCAGGTAAAGCTTCATTAGCTCCAATCCCAAGTTTACGCTTAACGCATTCAGATGATACACAGTGCATTCTAGCGATTGACGTTTTACATTTGT